GGACCAGGATGAGTAACACATACCCCGGCGTGATCCAAGGGCTAAATCCAATTTACTATTGGAGGCTCCACCAATTTCTGAACCCCTACATTCTTCCCGCGTACAACTTCTTCTACACCTGGCTACCAGAGGAGCGGCGAAAAGACACTAATTTTGAAAGCAGTGGATCATCTACCGACAAGTCTGCGGGTTGGTATCTCAGTGCTGGTATGCCCGCCGATACTCCTACTCCAGGGGCCAACTCTGGCCCCATTGCTGGCGGTGATTCCCGTGGCATCATGGTTTACGATACCGTTGACAATCCCGGTCCTCGCTTGCTGAAAACAGGTTCCTACGCCACGCTGGAGCATGAGATACCTATGGGCCGGAATGAGGATTCCACGATAAATATGTGGTTCAAGACCATTCCCCCCATGCCTGCGGAAGCCACCACAACTCAGCACATAATGACCTCCTCCCGAAACTCCAACCATGAACAGCACTTTATGATCGCGGAGAGGCAGAAAGTGGTGGATGGCGTTGACTCGAACGAACTCAAGATCAAAACCAAGGCACTAGATACGACTCAATATTACGAATGGAGTAGTACTACTGTAGGCTATAACCATTTCAAGACCACCGAGTGGAACATGCTCACATATACGAGTGCAGAGGTTCCAGAGGATGGAACTACTTTGGATGGACAAAAGCTTTACATGAATGGGAAGTTTGTCTTTTCCATAGATTCTGTTTGGGAAGAGATGCTGGATTCCCCCGGAGTCAACACGTCTTACATGTACCTCATGTGCGGGTATTCCACAGCGACATCTGTTAAACCCGGCGCGTGTGCAGAGGTTTCAATATTTGACAAGGTGCTAAACGCTTCTCAGATAGAAGAGATATATCATCACGCAACATCTCCCAGCCCTGCAAGGATCAGGGGTGGTCTACATAGACAACTTGGGAGACTGGTCTGATGCCTGCACCTGACGAGGATAGCATCCGCTACATGCTAGGGAAACTGGAGGGCAAGATTGACGCCCTGATCTCCAGTGTCCAGAAGCAAACAAGTGACATCCAAGAACATGAAAAGCGGTTGCGTATTCTCGAAACATCCAAGGCGTGGGTTCTCGGTTGGTCATCCGCGGTGGCGATCCTCGCCAGCGCAGCTATCCATTACATCTTCAAGAGGTAAATCAAATGGCATCGTCTACAAAAATAGTTTATGACACACAACCCTGGCTCACCGGGGAGTACAACTTGACCATGAATACGGATGACTTCAATAATTGTGGTTGTCCTGCCGCCCGTAACACGCCACCAGAACGACTTGACGCCTCTGACGACGGCGTATCCAACTACATCCAAATGGGCCACTCACGCTCCGTGTCAATTTTATTCTCGCTAACGTCTGGTAGCACAAATGCGGCGTTAAAGACAAATGCAGCCGCCATCATTGGGTGGATCAAAACCGCTGACGCTACGCCGATCTACATCGCCGCTCCGATGATGTATCTAACCTTCCACTCAGGAGAGGTGGCGGGGTTTGCAGGTTCCGAGGGGTACAATGCCACCACCTATCTCGCGGATTACCTCGTCATCGACGAGGCTAACTTCAAGCCCGCGGGTCTTGGAGGAACCCCCACATTCGCGTTTAACGATCCCAACGCACCCGGCACTGACTCTGCATACGATGGGACCGGAGCGAGTAACTCCCACTCCATCCTGAAGATGGAAAATGGGTGGGGGCTGGATGGATTTCAAATCTCCTTCCACCAAATGGTAGCTAACACCAAGGCCGGGTTCCTCTACTCACTGGCATGAGATCTCACCATGCAAGCTATGGATGGCTACGACGATTGCATCGCAGGGGTATGTACACGCTACGGGCAACCCCCAATCCTGATCTATGATCGGAGCAAGGTTATCAGCGGCTTGGAATCCGAGGGAATGACCAACGAGGAAGCGGAAGAGTATTTTGATTTCAACCAAATTGGCGCATGGGTAGGCGATGACACGCCAGCGTTCATCGAACCGTATGACAAGGATCGAGATTATGATGAATGAAGAAACACTTAAGGCGATCCACAACGCCCTCTGCACTGATCTGCTTCACAAGATCCAATCGGGTGAAGCGTCCTCCGCGGACCTGTCGGTGGCCCGGCAGTTCCTTAAGGACAACGGCATCGACTGTGCTGCCGGCGAAGGCACACCTCTCCACAACCTAGCCCTGAGCTTACCTTTTGATGAAGCAGGAAACCGAAAACTCCAGCCATCCGCTGGCTGATTTCCGCAACCTGGTCTACATGGCCTGGTCACACCTGAACCTCCCAGAGCCAACGCCGGTTCAATATGACATCGCGGAGTACCTCCAGCACGGTCCCCGCCGGTTGCTGGTCATGGCTTACCGAGGCGTAGGGAAGTCCTGGCTCACCAGCGTATTCGCCGTTCATCAGCTTCTCCTGAACCCCAGCTACAACATCCTGGTTGTCTCGGCCTCCAAGACCCGTGCCGACGACTTCTCCACCTTCTGCCAGCAACTCATCCGGGGCATGCCCGCCCTCCAGCACCTGCGGCCCCGAGAGGAGCAGCGGGACTCCAAGATCGCCTTCGACGTTGGCCCCAGCCCTCCGAGCCATGCTCCCTCCTGCCGGTCCCTGGGCGTGACCTCGGCCATCACGGGCAGCCGTGCAGACCTCATCATCGCCGACGATGTCGAATCCCTGAACAACTCCATGACCCAATCGATGCGGGAGAAGATTGCGGAGTCTGTGAAAGAGTTTGATGCCGTGCTGAAGCCCGGCGGCCGAATCATTTACCTCGGCACGCCCCAGGTCGATTCAGGCTCAATCTACAGTTTGCTGCCGGCCCGAGGGTACGAATCCAGGGTATGGCCAGCAAGGTACCCTAAGCCCTCTCAGGTGGCTTCTGTCTACGGGGATACCCTAGCCCCCTATATCACCGAGAAGCTCTCAGACGGCCTCTCAGGGCGCCCTACGGACCCGACACGCTTCGACGACGAAGACCTGCTCGAAAGGGAGATGAGTTACGGCAGATCTGGGTTCGGGCTTCAGTTCCAACTCGACACCTCCATGTCGGATGAGTTGAGGTTCCCGTTGAAGCTGAGTGACCTGGTGGTGATGGATCTGGACACCGATGTGGGACCAGAGAAGGTGGTCAGGGCCGCCGATCCAGACCTCGCCTGGGATGACTCTGTGCCGAACGTAGGATTCAAAGGTGATCGGTTCTACCGGCCCCTGAAATTGGTGGGGGACATGATCCCCTGGCAGGGCGCCGTGATGGCCGTGGACCCCGCCGGCCGAGGCAAGGACGAGTGTGGGTATGCCTGTGTGAAAATGTTGAATGGCCAGTTGTTCCTGACGGCGTCAGGTGGCCTGAATTCCGGGTACACCGACTTGACCCTGGAAACCCTGGCTAATATCGCCAAGGATAACAAGGTCAATTATGTGATCGTGGAAGCCAACTTTGGTGATGGTATGTTCCTAAAGCTACTCCTGCCATTCCTCAAGAAGATATATCCAGTCACCGTGGAGGAGGTGAGGCATAGCAAGACCAAGGAATTCAGGATCATCGACTATCTGGAGCCGCTGATGAACCAAGGGAAGCTCATCGTGGACCGCCGCGTGGTACAGGAGGACTTCAATAGTACTAAGGAGATGTCTGGAGAAGACTCTTTGAAGTATCAGCTTTTCTACCAGATGACCAGGCTGACCAAGGAACGTGGTTGTCTAAAGTTTGACGATAGGATTGACGCTCTCTCCATGGCTTGTGGCTATTGGGTTGACCAATTAGGGAGAGATATAGATGACGCTCTTCAGGAGAGAGAGGAAGAGAAATTATTGATTGAGATAGAGTCCTTTAAGGATTCTTTTCACAATATGACAGGTAACCGTGGTAGACCTAGAGAACCTAATTGGCTAGGAGTCTAAAGATACCATGGTATCTATAGGAGCCATGGTTTGTTTTGGATTGATCGCTTTTCGCGATCTCAATAATAGGCAATTCTTAGACATGACTTTGAAAAGCTATAGGTTTTCTGTAGGTTATTATACTTAGGAGGATATCTCGGTGCCGAGCGATGTGCAACCCCAAATCCACGATTGTGGTGAAAATTCTTCAAATTATGTAGAAGTCCATGGCCACCTACAGTGCCGCTGTGGCCGAGTCATCACTCCCTGCTGTGAAGGAGCTTCCAGTGCCATACCCCCCAGAGAAGAAGAAGAGGATGGAGAAACTACCCAAGAACCATGCAGATCGCCTAGCCCGCAACAGGGCCAGGAGGAAGGCCATCAAGGCAGGCAAGGCTAAGAGGGGCGATGGGAAGGATGTCCATCACAAAGACGGCAATCCCCGCAACAATTCCTACTCAAACCTCGCTATCCGCTCCAGAAAGGCGAATCGGAGTGACAATCGATGAAAATCGACTCCATTCGGGTTGGATATGTCGATGTACCTATCTGCTTGGAGGATCTTCACGAAGATGACTGTTTCGGGTACTTTGAGGCGTACCCTAAGCCGAAAATCGGCCTTCATCGCGATATGTCGCCGCTTTACATGGCGGCCACGGGCCTCCATGAGGTAATCGAGGCCATCTCGGCGATCTATGGGTTGGATCTGGCCGAGGGCCAGGTCAGGACGCTGGAAACCGTGATGGTCGAGATTGTGAGGAGCAACCCGGAGCAGATCCGACAGTGGCTGGATATTTTGACTAATGAAAATCCGAATCCCCAGGGTATATGTGCCACCCGAAGTCCTCCAAGCGAAGGCTGAAGAGATTTGGGAGGAATCGGAAGGGAGATGGGGGACACCGCCAGGAAAGCCTCTGGAGGGCTACACAGCGATGTGTAAGAGAAGGGGGCTACGGGAGCGATCCATGTCTGGGAGGGCTAAGAAGCGATCCTCGGCGATCTAGCGGCCCCGTGGCGATTCTGACATAAAAATCTGTCAACCTAACGATAGTGTCGCCGCTGGCCATTTCCCCCGGACCCCATTCGATTTTGTTCGGGTTCTGTTAGGGTCCGATAATCTTTTCGTTAGGGTAATGTTCGGGTCCGATAACGTGGGCGCCGCCGTGATCGTGGCCACGGTGATCGCGACGCCCGCCGCCCGCTCGACTTGCACCGGATGAACGAACCGCCCCACCGATACAGCCGAGGCCCGCGGCCCGCCGAGGCCCGCCCGCCCGCGTGGCTTCCTCGCTTGTCATTGTCACACACTGTTGTTTTGCGCCGAGGCCACCGCGATCACCGTGGCCAGGCCGAGGCCGTATCGCGGGCCGTATTCCCAGACCGCCGAGGCCACCACGATCACCGAGGCCACCGCGATCACCGTGGCCAGCACGATCACCGTGGCCAGGCCGAGGCCGTATCGCGGGCCGTATTCCCAGACC